GACAAAATAAAATTAATAAGGTTTGGACAACAAGGAAAGACTGGAGACAGGACTATGACTAAAAGAGCCAAGTCTTTTAAAGCTCGACACGCTAAGAACATCAAAAAAGGAAAGATGTCTGCAGCGTATTGGGCAAATAAAGTTAAATGGTAAGAGGTAATAAATATGAAAGATAATTTCGACAGAACAATGAACTTTTGGAACATAGGATTAACCGATTGGTTTAAGACTAAGTTTCTTGGTTACGAAGAAGTTAAAGTACGTGCTAGAAATAAAAAAGGACATTTCGTTAAAGATGATCCTAAAACTAAAAAGAACGAAGCTTACAAAACAACTATAAGAAAAAAGAAAAATGCCTAAAAAGAAAACAACAACTAAAAAGAAAAAATCAACAGTAAACAAAGCAGGTAACTATACTAAACCTACTATGCGAAAAGCTTTGTTCAAACAAATCAAAGCAGGATCAAAAGGCGGTAAAGCTGGTCAATGGTCTGCACGTAAAGCACAGATGTTAGCTAAAATGTATAAAGCTAAAGGTGGAGGATACAAGTAATGGCGCTTAAAAAATCACAAAGGTCTTTAAAGAAATGGACTAAACAAAAATGGAGAACTCCTAGCGGTAAAAAATCTTCTGAAACTGGAGAAGTGTATGCTCCTGCAGCAAAAATTAAAAAACTTAAATCAACTGCAGCAGGTCGTAAAAAATTAGCAGCAGCAAACAGAAAAAAAAGAGCAGCCACTAAAAAAGGAAAGCAACACGCTAAACACGGACTACATAGTAAAAAAAAGAAAAGAACAACTAAGAAAAAGCAAAAACGAATGGGAACAGACAGGGCATAGTTTATTGAATAAAAATAATATCAACTTAAAACGTAGAACAAGCTCCACTGTTCCTTTCGGATACAGTTTATCCGAAGACAAAGAACATTTAACTCCTATTCAAGAACAGCTTGAAGCATTAAAGGCCGTTGAAGAAATGGTTGTAAATGAAGGGCTGTCTTTACGAGATGGCTGTTATTTGTTAGAAAACAATACAGGAAGATCAATCAGTCCTGCAGGCCTTAAAAAAATCATAGATAAAAAATATGGAACAAGACAAGAAAGATTGGGAATTATATCCTGAAAACTATCAAACTGAAAAAGACGGTGTTACATTTAAATTAAAAAAAGACGGAACACCTAAAAAGAAAGCAGGTAGACCAAAAGGATCTAAAAGTAATTATCATTATCACTCTAAAACAAAAGCAAAAATAAATGCTAGAAGAGCAGTAAACAACAAGAAAAAAAGAATAAAAAAATTACAAACTCAAATATCGAATCAAAAACAAAGTTTAAAAAAACAAACAAAAGTTTTAAATAAACTTGATAATAAAACAAATAATCAAGTTGTATTAGACACAGAAATAGAACAGCTTACTCCAAGCGTACAACAAGAAATAAAAGAAAACAAAGAGGAAAATGTAGTCTTTCATCCGAATGAAGGACCACAAACAGATTTCCTTGCAGCAGGTGAAAAAGATGTGCTATATGGTGGAGCAGCAGGAGGCGGTAAGTCTTATGCTATGTTAGTTGATCCTTTAAGATATGCACATAAAGCTGCTCATCGTGCTTTAATATTAAGAAGGTCTATGCCTGAACTACGTGAGCTAATAGACAAGTCTCGTGAATTATATCCGCAAGCTTTTCCAGGATGTAAGTTTCGTGAAGTCGAGAAGTTATGGAACTTTCCAAGCGGTGCAAAAATAGAGTTTGGATTCTTAGAACGAGATGCAGATGTTTATCGTTATCAAGGCCAAGCATATAGTTGGATAGGTTTTGATGAGATTACTCACCTTCCGACTGAGTTTGGTTGGAACTATCTGGCTTCAAGGTTAAGAACAACAGATCCTGAAATAGAACCTTATTTAAGATGTACTGCCAATCCTGGTGGTGTAGGCGCAAATTGGGTTAAAAAGCGCTACATTGAACCATCAGAAACAAACGAAAGCTTTGTAGGTTCAGATGGTTTGACAAGAAAGTTTATTCCTGCAAAGTTAGATGATAATCCTTATCTAGCTAAAGACGGAAGATACGAGCAAATGCTTAAAGCTCTTCCTCCCATACAACGAAGACAACTGTTGGAAGGTAATTGGGATGTTGCTGAAGGTGCTGCCTTTGTTGAGTTTGATCCAACAGTCCATGTTATTGAGCCTTTCTTTCTTCCTGTTACTTGGGAAAGGGTAAAAGGTATTGATTATGGTTACTCTTCAGAAAGCTGTTGTCTATGGGGAGCAATAGATAGAAGTGATGGAACTTTAATAATTTACAGAGAATTATACAAAAAAAACTTGACAGGACTCGATTTAGGTCGTATAATAACTGAAATGGAAGTAGAAGATCCGTTTTCAGTACAAGGAGTACTAGATACGGCAGCTTGGGCTAGAACAGGAACAACTGGTCCTACTGTTGGAGAAACACTTCAACAACTTGGTCACAAGCTAAGAAGAGCAGATAAAAATAGAATACAAGGTAAAATTCAAATTCATGAATATTTGAAAGTTCAGAATAGTGGGAGCCGACCTAAATTACAAATTTTTAACACTTGTCCTAACTTGATTCGAGAACTACAAAGTATTCCTTTGAGTAAGACTAAACCTGAAGACGTAGATACGAATGCATCAGATCATGCATACGATGCGCTACGTTATTTAATTATGAGCAGACCAAGAATCAACGATCCTTTACAGCGCATAAGAGAACTAAAAAAAGAATCTATATACAATCCAATAGATCCAGATTTCGGATATTAAAATATGGCAGAAAACGATAATACATTTATAGACAACGCAGATAATGTCTTTTTTGGAGATATTGAAGGCGAACAAGGTAAAGCTCTTTTACTTGAAGAAGATCAAAAATTAAACTTAGTAGGAATTATACAAGATCGTTTTTCAGATGCAGAAACTGCAAGAATTTCTCATGAAAGCAGGTGGCTAACAGCTTATAGAAATTACAGAGGTTTATACGATAAAAAAATAAGATTTAGAGAATCAGAAAAGTCTAAAGTATTTGTAAAGATTACAAAAACAAAAGTTTTAGCAGCTTTTGGACAGTTAGTTGAAGTAATTTTTGGAGCAAATAAATTTCCTATTGGAGTTAAAGAAACAAAAATGCCAGAAGGAATAGCAGAGTTTGCACATTTAGACACTCAAAATCCAACTCCAGGAATAGAAACAAGCATTGCACAAGAAGAAGATACGATTGAAAGTCCTTTTGATGTCGGATATGAAGGAGACGGAAAAACTTTAAAACCAGGAGCTACTTTTAACTCTGGTAAATTTTTAGAAGAAGAAGCAGCAGATGTTTTAGTTGAAGGAAGTAGTCCTCTTCCTGATCAAATAGAAATTAAACCTGCTCAAAGAGCTTCTAGAAGAATGGAAAAATTAATCCATGATCAGATAGAAGAGTCAAAAGGATCTTCAGAAATAAGAAATGCTTTATTAGAAGCTGCTCTATTAGGAACAGGAATTGTTAAAGGACCATTTAATTTTAATAAAACTCTTAGTCGTTGGGATGAAGGAGAAGATGGAGAAAGGACTTACGCTCCTGTAGATGTTAGAGTACCTAGAATAGAATTTGTAAGTGTTTGGGATTTCTTTCCTGATCCTTCAGCAACAAACATAGAAGAATGTGAATATGTTCTTCATAGACACAAATTAAACAAAAGTCAGCTTCGTGCTTT